CGGACTTATGTCAATTCTAATATCTGTGTCGGGATTAAGTGGTGGACCACTGCTCTGTACAACAAAGTTAAATGCGTTAGCAGAAGCAGTGGACCCACCCACAGAGTTTGCAAGCAACATCGCGCTATTGAACTCAACATCATGCTCATAATCTTCATTTCCATAGATTGCCGGAAATTCAAAATCGGGCTTGATTGGAAACGTCGCCCTTTCGACATAATGCACATTCTTATTCGTTATTTCATAATCTATGGAAGTATTACTCATTTTGTTTCATCAGCTATGCTGCCTTTAGATAGTTACTGCACCTCTCCTTAGCTAGTATATATTCTTTAACAAGGCCTGATCTTACGATGTCATCCACACCGAAGTTGATAATATCAAACGATGGAATTCTCTCTACCACTCTCAAGAAGTCAGTTAAACCTGAAACATCATTACGATTACGAGATCCTGCTAAATCATCTTGGAATGTGTCGCCGCAGAAAATGATTTTAGAAGACTCGCCTACACGAGTGATAATACTGTCAAGCTCATGATATGTCATTGATTGGCATTCGTCAACTACGATAATCGAGTTATCAAATGTAAGTCCACGAACAAATGACGATGTCATGAATTCAACCATACGTTTTTGTTTGAGAATTTCCCATGCATCTCCTCGCTGAAAAAGATCGTTAGTAATGTCGGCGTAGGGAACTGTGAAGACTGCTTCTTTTTGAGTTCTGGAACCTGGCATGAAGCCCTGTTCGCGTGTTTGTACTGCTGATCGTACGATGATCAATTTTTCATATTGTGGATTACTTAATACATCGAGCAAGCCGAGATACATTGCACACATTGTTTTACCTGTGCCTGCTGTTCCAATTGCTGCGATGTTTTGATCACTACGATAGCTGTCGAATAAATCCTCCTGTGTTGTTGTTATTGGCTCAATCCTTCTCATAGAGAACTTGTTGTTCACTACATGATTCAGATCCCTTTCCTGTCTACGCTTTTCCTTGCGGGACATGCGGCGACTATGTTTGGCCATGAAACCTCCTTAGAAGTCATTAATTGTGCTTTTTGTTGTTCTAGATCCCGGATGATGGGATTTAATGTTTTTAAGGACATCACGAAAAGAATCATCGGGCTTTTTGAGCCCGAGACGCACCGAATCACCTATACTTGGTGCTGAAGTTATAATAGATTCGAGGTGGGGATTTGCTTCGAGGAATTCAACCTTCTGCGAGTAAGGCATTACCTTATCGAAGGTTTGTTGTGTTTCTTTGTCACGGAATGTATAAATTGGCATTGTTTCTCCACGTATAGGTTTATTTATACGTAATTGTAGTACAAGTCAGCCCAATCGTCAATGAGAGGGATATCATCGTTACTATAACTATCGTTAAAACCGTGCCGCATGAGGAGTGGACGAAGACCAAGCTCAAGCCCAACTTCGGCGTTGGCAATCTTATCTTCTATCCACAAACAGCCACTATCTTTATATTCAGCCAATGCCTGATCTTTATCAGCACCAGTGTCTAAGTAAACGTACCGCTCAAATGTGGTTGGGCCAAACAACTCACAAAGGTTTTTGGTACGCAAGTGTTGAGCGTATTCATCGTTACTCAGAGAAGTGATAGCGTGAAACACGATTCCCTTTTCTTCATGAATTTTACGAACGTACTTGATTGCATCTCGGAGTGGAGGTAGCTTTCGTATGGTAGCACTTTCGTTGAACATTCGGATCAATCTCTTAATGTCTTTTCGCTTCATACTATATGAAACAGACATGTCGTAGACCTGATCGAATTCTTTGTGATAACCGTGTCGCTTCATCCACTGGTCAAAAGCATATTCCCAATCGAGAAGAACACCATCACAATCGACAAGGATTACCTTGTCAGCTATACTTGTCATATCATCACCAATAACTCAATTTACTGTGCTATTCTAACACAGTCGAAAGTAAATGTCAACTATTATTGATCATTAAATTCTTTAAAATTGAAAACTTTTTCATCGCGACGTCTTCGACGCTTCATTTTCTTATCTCGATTCTTGGTTTTTTCCCTGCGGCGATCTTCGTTTTTATCGCCCCATTCGTTATCGTAAGAACCCTCGCGAAAATTCTTGAAACGCTTAGCCATGATTTTATCCTATTTTACTCCTATAAATGTCAGGAAAAGCTTCGAGCAATGTTTTCTCAGTCAACCCTTTGATAGGTGTTTGAGAAATTACGTTATTCGCTAAGAGCTCAGCGTCATTATCATTCACGTCTTCGAGAAGACTAATGAACAAAGTTTCTCGCTTCACTTGGTTGAGATCGTCATAACCTCCACCCTTAACGAAAATACGAAGCCTCCTTGTTTCTTTGTACAACAACCCTTCTGTACCAAGTTCCATGTTATTCTTTTTCCAAGGCGGTGGACTGTTTGGCAAAAGAAACTCAACATTTTCCTTGTCATAAGTCAAGCGTAAAATTGAACGTAGTGGCCCGCAATCATTCTGCCTCAGCCAATCAATTTTTTCACTCTTCTTCTTCAATTCAGAAACTTTATTCAAAATCTCTGAAAGCGATAATCGTACAGCCATAGTTAAAAATCCTGTATATCAGTAATTAAATGCTTCAACTTTTTCTTAATGAAGAAATTAAACAAGAGCTCACGACCTACTGGTTCTTCTTTGCTGTATTCCTCGAGGATTTGAGTTTTATACTCATCGGGAATCTCAGCAAGGTCGATCATTTTCTTATTACGATTATACCGCAATCGTGTTTCTTCATCCATTTCACCATTTTTAAGTAAGCTCATTCGCTTTTGGGTCATTGGCTTTTGTCTTTCACCAACGGCCAAACAATTGTCTGCTGACAAAATGTTTGGAACGCCGTCACCGACATCGCCCTTAAAAATGTGTTCAGATAAGTATTTATCTGGATTGTCGTTTCTTATCCACCGTTTACGGACAGGATCGTATTGGTCGACATTAGCGTAGCGATGTAGCTGAATGTAATCTTTGTCGCCTGATAGGACAAGGAATTTTTCTGAACCGGTATTGAGCTCAGTTCCTTCTTCGTGGATGATAGTGCCAATAATGTCGTCAGCCTCACAGCGTTCAATGTCGATTACTTTATAGGGAAAGAACTCGACGAGCTCAGCCTTAATTTTATGTAAGCACTCGAACAAAGCATTCCAATCGAGATCAGAAGCGTCTCGATTCTTTTTACGATTAGCTTTGTAATAAGGGTAGTAATCTCGCCGCCATACATTTTTATTGTCGGCACAGATAATGATCTCACCATACTCTTCGGTAAACTTTTTACGATTGAGTCTAAGTGAGTTGAGGAACATGTGACGAATGAGGTTTTCGTCAAGATCTACGTTGTGGTGGTTACCGATACTGGCGAAGAGGGACGCCAGCATCACCTGGTTGTAATCTACTAAGATAGCCATAATTTATTACCATTGTTTAATCTGAAGCCCTATTCTAATCTATTTCATCGTCAATGTCAACCATTTTTTGTTCCATATCTTCAATTGTGATATTTTCGACAGCAAATTGCTGAAGAGGATGGTCGATACCGCTGGTTTGTAGGTGTAGGGATCTGATTGCTTCGAGAATGAGAACCATCGACGGAAAATACTTTTCTATATCTTCGTCAAAGTTACATCCGGCCCGCCCAAGCTCGTTAATAACATGTTGCCAAAGTAAGTCTGCTACATCACTCGCAAAGCTTTCTTTATAAGCACGCAATTGCTGCTGGACTTCCTCCATTGATTGTGGCGGCCCATCGAGTCGAAGCTTGGGGAACTGAATAACATTTTCGTTGCTCATTCATGATTCTCTTTATCTGTTCAATACATTCGCGAGCGTGGCATCCCACATCGTCTTAAATGATTGAATACTATTTCGAGCTAAGTTAAAACGATCTGAGTACGTAAATCCGTTGAAGTAATTTGGATCGTTGTTCATTACTTGCACTAATTGCTTTGCTACAGAGTAAGCATAGTTTGCATGATCATTGAGGTTATCCTTAAAGTCATACGTAATTGTAGCGTTAGCAGAAGTCTCTGGAAGTGCACCATAGTTCGGATGGATACAAATTACCTGACTCTTAATTGCTTCTATCAGTGCAATACAGGACGTCTCGCGCCATACATTAGGATAAAGGAACACGTGAGCTTTATCAAGCGCCTCGAGTACTTCTTCATTTGGAACGGCACCATGATAAGTCATATTAGGATGAGCTTCGATTGCTGCGAAAGTATCCTTATAAGGTTCATCACGAGATTCCCACCCGTAAATGCTAAACGACGAGTAAACATCTAAATGCAAGTTATCGAACTCAGTACAAAGAGCTTCAAAAATAGGCACTAACAACTCGAGACCTCGATGTGGTGTCGTGTGGTAGATAAAGCGAATCTTATCTTGCTCTTTTTCGCGAGGCTTGTATTCTTTTTCGACAGCATTACAAATGACTGCACAATGAGAATACGGAATGCCATAGCGAAGGATAAACTGATCTCGTTGCCAAGCCGATACGAAAATAATTCGATCAAACTTTTGCCAGCCGCCATCGGCGAGAATACGATTCTCGGGATCTTCTGCAAGATCGTGGCACCAAAGAATATTTGGAACGTCCTCATACATCTCGCGAGTACGAGATAAATGAATAGCAACATCTTTCAAATAGTCTGGATTGGCATTGTCGAGAAGACGCTGCCTCATCATTTCAGTTCCACCATTTGAATTTTTAGAAAGCTCGGTTTCGATAACCTCGCCTCTGTAAATCACACTCATGTTTTACTCCACAGGGATAATTGAATTTACACGGTCAACTCGGAAAGATCTCCAACCGTTGTTTTGTAGGTCCCACACAGCTAAGACTTGCTCATTCACAGCAGTAGTCGTAGCGGCAGGGGTAAATGTTCCATCGCCGTCTGATACAGGCGCAGGTGGTAGTTGGTCTTCGATAAGAGTACACTTCATCAATCGATTTTCACCGTTCATTTTAGTGAAATCGACAATGCATACCTTTTCTTTAAGAACGCTTTTGATTTCATCATAAGTCATAATATTTTACTTCCTCTCACTGGGTGGTTAAATAAAGCTTTTGAAAATCCGTCAAGCCACTTCAAACGAAACTCAACACTAATCAAAGATTGATAGAAATCTGTGATTGTACCATTATTATGTATACGATACGTAAGAATATCTGCGGGCATATCTAAAATAAAGTCATCTTCAATCTCCGTTTCGAAATTGATAATCATTTCTTTGCCTTCATCAAAGCGCCCGTTGAAGTAACGCCTTGAGTCGCCAGAAAAGCTACAACCGGCTCGAGTCAGTTGAACGATAACTATACTTCCAATTCCTACCTTATCAATAATAGGCTTGAGCTCTTCGACGAATCCGCCATCAGAGATAGCGTAATTTTTATTGCCGTCGATTTGCTCAGCGACCTTTCTACCAAAATAGTCTTTACCATACTTTGGTTTAATGTTATCTTCGGATACATGGATCATTGCCTCTCGACGAGACTTACCACCTAACTCGATTTCTTTACGTTCTTTCAGAGATCGATTGTTGTATCCTCTCATGAACCAATCTTCATCTACATTATAATGCTTAATCGTTTCAAGAAAAAGTTGCTTCTTAAAACTGACGTGTTCAAAATTAAAAGTACGGGCAAAGAAAGCCGCAGCTTCATCTTTGCCCGATCCGGGCGGGCCATTAAAGATTAGTATCATTCATTTTTCTCATTTCAAAAAAGCCGTGTTTAGCTATGTAATACGCGTCAATAATATCACTGACGGGATTCCAATTCTTCGAGCCTATTATATCAAGTTTCTCGAAAATGTCAACCCCTGTTTCAGTAATGAATGACTCGTACATATCAATTTTACTTGCGTTACCTTTACCAGTCGCAAACTTTTTAATCGTAGTCGGCGCATAAACTTCAAAATCAATTCCACATAACCACATTCTTTGCTTGAGGTATCCACCATTCTCTGCAATGTTAAACACTC